GAAGTAATGTGGAAACCCTATTGGTGAGACTGCGACCCATGCGATAAGGGGTGCTGGCAAAATCTACGCCCTGAATCTCGCCACCTGCTGCAACGCGTGACTGAAATACTTCAACGCTGACTGCAAGGACTGCTGATTCAATTGGTGCGCTAGTCGCGTATAAATCAGCTGCTGAATAGCCTTGAAGTGTTGCTGTACCCATTGGAATGATCTCGCGCAATGTGACATTTGATGAAGTCAATGCAACGGTGAATGAATACGGTGTCGCGCTGACGACTGTGAATGTTGCGCTAAACGGTGCTGGCAAACCTGTAACAATTACGGTTTGACCTGCAACAAAATGATGATCGCGCTGCGTGTAAAAATAAGCGACGTTTGATTCTAATTTGTACGACTGAATTGCTGAAGTGTTTGCGACCAGCATTGGCAAAATTACCGCTTCGCTGGTGTTGATTATTTCGTCCAGGTAACTATCGCTGTATAAAGATACGCTGACGCCTAGCACTGTTCGCAATTGACTGGCGGTGACAATACTAGGCATCAGCGTTCCTTTCGATCTGCTGCGGCGAGATCGGGAGAACCCGCCGCATGATTAGGTTGTTTTGGTTACGACTTATTCACGCCGAATGCGCCCGCCGCAATTTTTGTGGCACAGGCACCAAAAGAATACACACCAACGGTGATTGAACCGTCAGCGGTTGATTCTGCGCGCAACTGGTATGAAGTTCCCTCGTACCATGTATAAGCGTCAGGGTTGATGATCAAGATTGAATCATCTGTGTCTGTTGTCGCAGCAGTGTTTGCAGTGACGTAAAGATCAAGACCTGCAACGCGTCCACGAAGTGACGTTGGTGTTGCAATTCCTGGCTGATTCATTGGGTTTGTTACTTCGTTATAAATTGGACGCCCTGAGTCGTTTAGTGACATTACGTTTGACCATTGTGATGTGTTCATAAGAATGTTACGTGCGAATGGATTTGCAAGTCCAGCAGTTGCGCCGTAAACGCTTGCTGCACCACGTGCAACAAAACCAAGCAATTCAGCTGCTGTTGGATAAGTTGTGATTGCAGTACCGTCAGCAGTTGCACCAGCAACAAGCACTGAATTCACGTATGCGTCTTGCGCCTTAGCCATTGCCGCAACCATGTTTTTCAATAACTCATCATAAAATTGTGGAGACGTGCGCTGAAGCAATTCAACGCTGAATTTTTGCTGACCCTTGAAGCCCTTGACGTCAACGGATAAGAACGCGCTGTTTTGGTCTGTTTCTGAAAACGCGCCGTCCTCAGCAACAACCGCAACCGTTGGGGCTACTGTGATTTTTGGAATTTCAAAAGTCATTCCAGCGTCAGGCAATGTACCGCGAGAAATCGCGTCAATGCTTGGGCGGATTGTTGTTGATAGTCCGTTGATGACCTCAGACAATTGACGTGTTGGAACAAGTCCAGCGTTGTCAGTTGTGTTGTCTGCTGCCAAAACGTATTGACGGGCTTCTTCATCACCTGTCGCTGCAAGCATTTTGTTTTCTAGATACTTTGCAGCAGTGATTTCAATGCGTGGTGTGGCTTTCCAGCCGCCCACCTTGTTTGATGTTGCTGTGACTGACTGTGCGGCTTCTACCGTCTCAACGGCTTCCGCTTGTGTGACGGTGTTGTCCACTTCGTCTCCTTCGTTTGTTGGTGTGACTTCAGGTTCGATTGTCGAATCTGAAACTTCGTTTTCGTCCTCAGTTGCCGCGACTGATTCAACGCGGGCTGATCTGATTGCTGGTTCGCTGGTCAATGCAACGGCTGTCAATTCACCTGCAAGAATTCTGACTGTGCCGTCCTTTAATGTTTCGTATTCGTCAAATGAAACTTCGACACTGAAACCGTCGCGCAAACCTTCCATGGCTTCAACCAGTGCGTCGTTGCCCGCAGTTGTTTCAGCGATCTTGAATGTTGCGTCAATTCCTGCGTTATCAGCTGACAATGATGTTTCTAATGTCTTTCCAATTCTGCGTGTGCGATCATGTTCAAGATTAAGCAAAACGGCAGTCGGTTCAATTGAACCAGCAGCAAATTGCACCTTGCCAATTGACGCGTTTCCAGTTTCCTCAAATGTTACAATGCGACCGGAAATTGTTCGACTGTTTGAATCAGCAGCCGTGATTTTCATTGGTGTGATTACTTTTTTCATAGCAGCATGTCTTCTTCCTCGCGTATTTCTTCGATCGACATTGCGCCGATTCGATTTAAGATTTCATAAACCTGCGCGCGTTCGTAAGGGTTGCCGCGTAGGAAATCGTCTAAATCAAAAGACACCCGATTGCCTGCTGGGGTGAAATCAGGAAAACTTAACCTTTGTTCCACAATTGACATGTAATTTCTAAACGCGAAGTCCACAAGGTCGCGACGCTTATCTAATGCGTTGGAATAAGTAAAACTAGACTGTTGTGAATCGGTAAAGTACGCAGGCAAACCACACGCGCGGCTTAATTCTAAAGATACGTAATTTCTTGCTTCATTTAACTGCAAATTGCGTGGATCGTAACCAATTGTTTCCAGTGTTACGTCAGCGTTTAAAAATGCTGTGCTGCGTGAAGCACGTGCGGTTTTCCACGCAGTCAGCAATTTTGATACGCGATCTGCTGGCAGTGATGTGCCATTTGATTTCAAAACCATTTGTGGAATTGGTTCGTTTGCAAAATTCATTGCAGCACGTTCCAATGACGCGGCTGCCTTGATCGTACGACCTGCACGACTTAGCAAACCTTCCTGCGTGTTATTGAATACGACCAAATTTGCGGGATCGACATAAGCACCGTCGATTGCGTATGAAGCAATTTCGTAACCCATGCCGTTTGTTGTAATTGTTACGCGTTCAGGGGCAATGCGTTCCATTGCGCGAATTTTGCCTGTGTCTGCATAACGTTCCATAACGTATGCGTATGCAGCAGGGTGAAAAAATAAATCTGAAATGATCCAGCCCCAGAATGTTGCACCTGGGATACGTGGATCAGGTTGGTTGATAACGCGAGGCTGCGTGACCTTTTCGCCTGTTGCTTCATTGCGTGTGTGCATTGGTAATGAACCAATTGTTTGGATAATTCCTAACGCACGTGCAACGGTTGGTACTGACATTGCTTCAGCGCGAGACGCAGTTACTATTCCGCCGAATAGAAATAGATTTCCTACTTCGCTGTAGTACGGCGCAATAGCAGCTGCGTCCACCTGTGCGGCTTCAACCGTGACGGCGGTATCAGCCTTACGTGCAAATAGATCAGTAAATCCCATGCCCGAATTCTTGCAGGCTTATACGATCAACCAACCATGATGTCAAGATCATTGTCTGGGCGTGTCGCGAAGTGTGTTGCGAGACTGACTGCCACTGCCCCGCAAACGACGGACTGTGACGCCCTTCGTCCTATTACCCAGCCGCCGTCCCCACGACGTAATTGCACCGCTGCCAAAACTTCCTCCGATAATTGGCTTTGACCCCTGTGCTTTAGGCGACCGCTGTTGATCGCTGACAGCATTTCGTCGCATGCCTGTGGGTAAGCGTTGTCCATGTCGAAAACGGGAATTCCCGCTGGGGCTAAACGCGCCGCAACCGCGCCACTGGTTTTGCGGCTGTAAAGCACGTATTCGGTTGGATACCTGCGGGCATAATCTGCAAGGTCATTGGCGATTGCTTTGTCGTCTAATTGCAATTCGTTTGACCAAGTATGCAGCAGTTTGACCACAAACTTTTCGTCGCCCAATTTCTGTGCCCCCACCAAACTGGCATGACGTCGATCTGGTGAAAGGTCAATTGCAAGCCAAGTCAATTTGTCAAGGTCAAGGTCTGCGGTTTTGTCTAGGCAGTTACCCCATGAGGCTGCGTCAACCGCGCTGTTGATTGCCACAACCCAACGGCACAACACTTCAGTCATCACAACGTCAGGCGGATCGTTCAAAACGCTTTTCACGTTGTCGGCATGGATCAGCGTTCCCATTGACGGGTTACTGTGTCGCGCGTTTTCCACACTGATTTCGTCGGTTGGTGCTGACCATTCAAAATAACCTATGTCGTCCTCAACCCCTGCAATGCTGGCAAGGGCGCGGTCACGAAATTGGTTTAGCACGACCGAACTAGAATCGCCCGCATTTGTGTACGCCATGACCATTGGGTTTGCCGCTGCCATAAGGGTATAACGAAGCGAAGCAAACGATTCAATGTCAGTCATCTCACGTAATTCATCAAGATGAATGGTGGACGGTCGCGAAACGCCGCGAGCAGCTGAACCGCCTGCGCGGACTATGAAACGATTTCCCATTTTTGTTTCTAGTTCCTCACCGCCATGCTGCCAGCGAATTTTCTTGACCTGCTTGGCTAATGAATCGTTGGCTTCGATCACCTGAACCATTGCGCGAAATTGTTCAAGGGAGGTAGACAAGCGGTGCGCCGATCCAATTTGAAGGGTTTCATTCCACAAAAACAAACCGCCCAGAATTCTGATCTGCTGCAAAAACGACTTACCGTTTTGCCGTGCCACCACAATGCAATTGACTGGGGTTGCCCACCTGCCGTCAGGCTTGACTTTGTGAC